TTGTTCACTTAATAGTTTCCATTTTCCTAATCTATGTGCTTGTCCTCTAGAAGTACAACCAAAAGCTAATTGTTCCGATCTTACTATTCTGCCTGTGTCTGCTATGCTTTCATAGTCTTCTACATATTCTGTTGATTGTCTGAAATTATCATCTGGGTCATTCCAAGTAACTTTTACTTGATTTGTTCTTACTCTATCTCCTGTGCCTTCATAAGTAAAGGCTCCCCCTAAAACATTTGCTTTTGAAAAATTATATACAGGTTGTTTTGGTCTATCTACTGTAAGAGTAAGATTTCCCTCATTCCAAAGTGCAATACCTCTAAAAATACTAGCAAACTGTTTTAGTACATTGGTAGCTTCAGCTGCTTTTGATAAGTATACATTACAAGTAAATCTAGGCTCTGTTCCTCCATTTCCATCTGGTACTTCTTCATCACAGTATTTTGCAATTCTGAATAGCTCGTATATATCTATTTGAGACTTATCAATAAATTGTCCTATACCATATCTTTCATTAATTAGTAAATCATAAAATATCCATACTGGATTATCACAAAAAACTTTTGTATGATTTATAGAAGTAACATTAAAAGTAGTTTCATCTCCTCTAAAATTTCCGTCCCAGTTTTGATAAGAACCTGCATTTGCTCCTGAGCTTACATTTCTAGTATAAGCAGCTGCTCCGCCTGTTTCTTCACGAGTAAGATAATTTGTGGGTACTTGTATCTTTTTACCTTTCAGTGTATAGGCTCTCTCAGGCAACTGACTATTAAAATCTTTTGCATTAAAGCTTATAGCTGCATAAGCAGTGTGTGGGTATCTTAATTTATCTTTTACTATGCTTTCAACAGTTGATAGCACACATGGATTTGTATGTCTAAAACTTTTATCTTTATAATTTAAATCATTTATTCTTCTAACACGTATTCTCCAGTTGTCATAAGGTTGAAATTGCTCTGTGTTTATAACAAATTCCTCTGAAAACGCTGAATATTGTGGTGATGTTGGTTTTACATACCCATTATTTGGCTGTGCATTATTGTTTCTAGTGTGAAAGTTTACATTTCTACTTCCTAGTCCTCCAGGCCTGGTTAAAAGTTGAGAATTACTTGGTCCAAAAGCTAATTCTGAAGTATAACTTGCACCTCCATCAGTTGAATATTCAAAAAACATCTGTAATTCAACAAAAGAAGCACCTTTTGCTCCAGAAGAGGATTTTAAAGCGTGACATGATGGAAAATTAAAGGTTAAATGAACTTCATCTACCTCTGAAGGATTAGAAACACCAAGAAAAGCAGCAGTAAGTAAAGTATCTGCAGCTGTACCTTCTGATTGAGAAGGTTCGTCTAGTTCATTATTGTACCCTGCGTGTAAATTACCAGTTGTTCCTACGTTTGCCCTTAAATTATTTTGTAGCATTTCTATGCCTGGACTTGATATAGTTGAAGATTGACCAAAATCTGTATCAAGTATAAGAGGACTTTGAGTCATAGTACCCCCTCTTAATCCGAATTGAAAATTATCTATATTAAATAAACTTTTAAGTTTTGTGTCTTCTATACTTGCGCCGGTTATCATTACAGAGGTACCTGTAAGTGATACTTGTGCGGCTTTGGACAAAGTCGCAACATTTCCAGTTAATAAAGTTATTGTAGCAACAAGATCAACATGTAAATTAGTATTACTTACTGTAGTTGCTATAGGAGAGTGAAGAGTTATTTCTGTTCCGCTTACAAAATTAGCTCCTGTAACAAGAGTGCTACCATTTGGACCTGCACCTTCTATTCGAATAAATCCTCTTGCCTTAGTAGTTCTTATTCCATTTATCATGGTTGCAGTAAAGAAACTACTTGAAGTAGTAAGTGTAGTACTTCCTGCTGTACCACTTGCTACGGCAGTTGTTGCTCCAGCTTTTTCAATTACTACTTGTCTTTGACCTAATGCTTTTCCCGATAAATTATTGTGAGATAACGTTCTTATTTCTCCAAACTCGCTAGATGTTACTTGATTACTACCAGCAGTAGTATTTACAGTAGTTCTACGAATTTTTACAATTTCATTTGCAAGTTTATCTATAACAGGTACATCATTTAAAAATACAGAAGCAAGACCATCGCTTAATCCCTCTATTTCACCTTCTGATAAAATATCATAAGTCAGAGCAACCTGAGTTTTATCAGGATTCGATCTCGCTGCTTGTGTTTTTACTCCAAAAGGTGTGCTAGTATACTTTGCCATTATTTAATCATGACAGCTGCTGTGCCATCATCTCCTGAGTTGCTTCCGCCTGCAGCGGCTGTTCCATTATTACCGTCTCCATAATAAGTCTGAGAAGTAGCAGAAGCATTTACTAAATTATAAGTTGTATTTTTTAGTTCTCCTGCTTTAAATCCTTGACTTAATGGTGTTCCCCCTATTTTCATAGTACCATATAAAACTGGTACTGGTTGACCTTGTTCTATGTTATTATTTGCACCATTAAATAAGAAAGAAGGGTCTGATACCATTTCTCCCCCATCTGGTGCTTGCATTTCTGTTAATCCCATAATTGCTAAGTTTGCTCCTAGCATCATAACTAAAGACCCTGCAGTTTTTAAACTTGCTCCAGCTTTTAAAGCTGCTGCAACACTTTGACTACCTGCTCCATATGCTGTGGGTATTCCCGCACTAACAGTTAGTGGTGTACCACCTAGTGAGCCTACAGTTTTTGTTAGTGTAGTACCTGTTTTTGCTCCAGTTGTAAGTGACTGACCTAATCCAGGCATAAAAAAGAAAGCAGCAAGTAATAACATACCTGCTATAAGTTTTTTTATACCTTTTCCGGATCCTGCAGGTATTGGAGTTATAATTACAGTATCTTTTAAATTATTTAATGTCATTTCATTTAAATCTGCTTCCATAAACTCATCGCCATTTTGAATAGTAAACTGTATACCTTTATCATGACAATCTGCAATATATTCTGTGAATCCCTCGACCTGACAATCTATTAGTTTAAGAATATCACGAATAGACTTATGCCCAGACGTCCAGTCTGTGCCAAATTTTTTTCCTAATTCTCCTAATAATTTAACTTGGGTCATAAATATATTCTCCTTTCTCTGGTAACGATACGATTAAATATGGTATACCTAAAATTTTTGATGCATCTTTATCGTGCTGACTTGGACGACAATCTTGGTTATAGTGACTATGGACTACATATAATATTTTTGAAATCATCGAGTACTTAACGAAATCTTTTGGGTCAATTGTAAAGTGATCTTTTTCTTCACTCATATTTTTCAGAGGAATGAAAGAAGGGTCATCTTCGTTAATAATCAATCCACATCCTTCCATTGGAGCCTCTTTTGCCATATGGTCATAGATTTCTGGTAGTAACTTATTTAAATTTTCTTGCACCAGGAAATCCTCCAAAAGGTAAAACAAATTCAGTGTTCTTTATAGCTTTACCTGTACTAGTTGCTGTTCCTGAACTTATAGGATTGAATCCAAATCTACATTGACAAGAGTTTAGACTCTTACCACAGACGTCTCCTCTTCTCCAATAAATACCATGTCCAGGTACATTACCCTGTGTTGTTATTTTTGTTTTCCACATAAAAGCTGTTCCTGAAGTAGCCTTTACATAATTATTATATCTATCATCTGTGTACGCATAATAAGTTGTACTAGCATTATAATTTTCAAATACTCTAACTCTTAACCAATCTGCCGAGTTATCTGAAGGTGCAGCACTTGTGCTTCTAACTGCTTGCCAGTAATTAATTACGGTGCTGCTATCTGCACTTGTATCTATTGTGCCATCTTCATTATATCTTCTTACACCACTAGCAACTCCAAGAGTAGTAGTAGTTTTATGATAAGTATTAGCACCTTTTGTTCCACTGCTATAAGTAGTAAATGAAGTGCTTGATGGAACAATATATTCATCATCTTCATTAACATAGACACTATAAGTAGTTCCGTCTATGTTATATTTACCTTCATCATGCCAAGTACACCCACCTTTTCTTGCGGCTACAGATTTCGTAGGACTGGCTCCTTGAAAAACCCATGGACATGCATTATGTCCAACTACACGATAAGGCAGTACTAATCCTTCAACACTAAAAGGGCTAGAAAGTTCAAAAGCTACTTCTAAAGCATTTTCTTGTTCTACTCTATCAATAACCCATGTCTGTCTTGGAAACTCAATAGGGGTATTCCCACTTCCTGTATCTGCACTTCCATCTTTTAAATATTTTGCTAAAGTTCTTCTTCGTATCATTTTCTTACCAATCAAAGATTGAAAGTCAGTTGTA